ATGCCCTTCGCCAGCACCTCGCTGGGGGCGGAGCAGCCGCTGCTGAACTCGGAATTGCTCGGCTATGGCCGCGATCCGCTGGCGCCGGTCAAGGACGCGGTGACGGCGGACGGCGATGTGGTGGTGCCGATCGACGCCGAGGCCTTCGGCTTCTGGCTGAAGGCGGCGTTCGGAGCGCCAGTGACGACGGGAACCGCGCCGGGACCGTTCACCCATACGTTCCAGTCCGGATCCTGGACGCTGCCCTCGATGGCGATCGAGACAGCCATGCCCGAGGTGCCGCGCTATGCGATCTATTCCGGCGTGGTCCTGGACCAGCTCAGCTGGCAGATGCAGCGTTCGGGTCTGCTCACCGCCACCGCACGGCTGGTGGCGCAGGGCGAGACGGTTGCCACGACCAGCGGCGCCGGCACGCCGGCCGAACTCGACCTGATCCGCTTCGGGCACTTCAACGGCGCGATCAAACGCAACGGCACCGCCTTGGGCAACGTGATCTCGACCGAGATCACCTACGCCAACAATCTCGACCGCATCGAGACCATCCGCGCCGACGGCATGACCTGTGGCGCCGATCCCTCGATTGCCGCGCTCACCGGACGGACGGAAGTCCGCTTTGCCGACCAGACGACACCCTGCGAGTTGGAGTTCTCCTACAGCCTCATCTCGGGCGATAGCCTGACCGTCACCGTCCATGCCGTCTATCTGCCGCGCCCGCGCATCGAAATCGGCGGGCCCCAGGGCATTCAGGCCAGCTTCGACCGGCAGGCTTCGAAGCCGGTCCCGCAAGGGATCAATCGCTCCGGTGGAGCGATTGAAGGCGGAGAAGGCCCGGAGGGCAGCGACGCCACGCTCGGGCGGATGTGCACCGTCACCCTCGTCAATCCGCCGGGCCGAAATGGCTCGAGCTTGACTCTGGCCTGCGTCTGCAGGTCCTGCCCGTCACCACCGCGATCATGGTCGCCGCCCGCAACGATCCAGCCGTCGAGGCGCTGGCCGAGGGGGCCAGCAAGGAGGAACAGGCGCTGGTCATGGCCAAGGCCGTCGCCCGCCGCGTGGTCACCGGCTGGGAGGGCGTCGGCGATGCCGAGGGCAATCCGGTCGCTGTCACCCCGGACGGCATCGACGCCCTTCTGGACATCTGGCCGGTGTTCGAGGCCTTCCAGACCCGCTGCCTTGCGCCGCATCTGATGCTGGACGCGGAAAAAAACGCCTCCGCGCCCTTGCCGAATGGCACTTCGGCGGGGGCGACACCTACTGCGCGGCCTGCGAAGGCTCGTGCCCGGACTGCCCGGCACGGCTGAACCAGCCCCTGACGCTCGAAGGCTGGCAGGTCTGGGATCTGGCGCAACGCCTGACCGGCCAGCTGCGCATGGCCTCCGGCACGGGCGGTGCGATGGTCGTCGGCTGGGACATGACAGCGGCGCTGGCCATGGCACAGGCGCTCGGGGTTTCGCCCCTGATCGCCGCCGAATGCCTGCCCGAGATCGAGGCGGTGATGGTCCGCAAGCTCAATGAACGCATGGAGGCGCGCGATGGCTGAGAAAAGGGTCTCCGTTCGCCTCGTCGCGGAAGGCGGACGACAGGTCCGGGCCGAGTTTCAGGGCGTGGGCGATGCCGGCGAAGCGAGCTTCAAGCGCATCGAACGGCAGGCCGATGTCACCGGCGCGGTCCTGCGCCGCCTTGCCGGTATCGTCGCCGGGGCGCTGAGCGTCCGGCAGGTGGTTCAATATGCCGATGCCTGGACCGACCTGCGTTCGCGCGTCGATCTGGCGACCGGCAGCCAGGCGCGCGGCGCGGCGGTCATGGACCGGCTGGCGTCGATGGCGCGGCGGACCTATTCCGGGATCGAGCAGACCACCGAATCCTGGCTCGCCAATGCCACCGCGCTCAGGGAACTTGGCCTTTCGACCCGCGAAAGCCTCGATTTCACCGAGGCGCTCAACAACGCCATGGTGGTTTCCGGCGCCAAGGGCGAGCGGGCGGTGTCGGTGCAGACGGCGCTCGCGCGTGCCATGGCGCTGGGGAAACTCTCCGGCGACAACCTCAATACCGTGATCGCGCAGGGCGGGCGTGTCGCGCAACTTCTGGCGGCTGAGCTTGGCACCACCGTCACCGGGTTGCGTCAGGCCGGCGCCGAGGGCCGCATCACCGGCGATGTGATCCAGACCGCGCTGATCGGCAATCTCGAACTCTTGCGCGAGGAAGCCGACAGCATGCCGGCGACCATCACTGATGCCTTCACGTTGATCGGCAACGCGGCGATGCAACTCGTGGGCAGCTGGGATCAGGTGTTCGGGGCGTCGTCCATGGTCGCCACCGCGCTGATCGCGGTGGCCGACAACATGGAGCGCCTCGCCGCCATCGGCATCGCCTTCGCCGGCTTCATGGCCGGGCGCTGGGTCGCAGCCTTTGTCGCGGCGCGTGTGGCGACGCTGACGCTTTCCGGCGCGCTGACGGTGCTGCGCGGCGCCATCGTGCGCACCGGCATCGGCGCGCTGATCGTGCTGGCGGGCGAGCTGATCTACCAGCTGATGAACGGTGTCCGATCGGTCGGCGGGCTGGGCGAGGCCTTCCGCCTGGTCGCCGATTTCGCGGCCGAGGCCTGGAACCGCATGGGGCTGCGCCTCGACGCGGTGATGGCCCGCATCGGCGCCGCCTGGGAGGGGCTGAAAGCCACGATCTTCACCCTGCTCGACGACACCGTGACCGGGGTGGTGCGCTTCGGCGACCGCACTATCGCGGTATTCCAAGGGGCCTATGACGGCGCGGTGGCGATCTGGGGCAGCCTGCCGGGCGCCATCGGCGATTTCGCATTTCAGGCGGCCAACGGGCTGATCTCGGGCGTCGAGGCGATGCTGAACGGCGTCGTCACCCGCATCAACGGCTTCATCGAGGCGCTGAACGCGGCACTTGCACTGCTGCCGGAATGGGCCACCGGCGAGGGCGGCGTCCGGATCGGCACCCTCGATGCGGTGCAACTGGGGCGCATCGGCAACCCTTTCGAGGGTGCCGCGACCGCGGCCGGAACCGCCGCCGCCGACGCTTTCACCGCCGCCATGGGCAAGACCTATGTCACCGCACCCGACACCGGACTGGGTGCGATGGCAGATGCCGCGCGCGGACGTGCGGACGGCTATCGCGAGGCGGCCGGCATGCTGGCCGATGCCGCCAACCGCCCGATGCAGAGTTGGCAGGCATTGAAGGATGCGGTGACCGGCACCGGCGATGAGGTCGGGGATGCGCTCGACGATGCGACGGGCAGCGCACTGGGCCTCGGCGATGCGCTGGACGGCGCCACTGGTGCCGCAGGTCGTGCTGGCGCCGCCGGTCGACAGGCCGGGGCGGATGCGGATGCGGGGGCGGAAACGGCCGTCACCGGCTGGGCCGCGGTCAGCGCCACGCTTGCCGATTACGCCGCCAAGGCGCGCGAGATCGGCGGCGATATCGGCAACACGCTGGTCGGGGCCTTCACCTCGGCCGAGAATGCCATCGGCGAGTTCGTGAAGACCGGCAAGCTCAAGTTCGGCGATCTGGTCACCTCGCTGATCGCCGATCTGGCCAAGCTCGCCGCCCGACGCTTCATCCTCGGCCCCATCGCCAATGCGCTGTCCGGGGCCCTCGGCGGCACGGGCGGGGTCTTCGCCAACATCCTGCACGCAGGCGGCATGGTCGGTGCGCCGGGACCGGGCCGCATGGTGCCCGCGCTCGCCTTCGCCGGGGCGCCACGCATGCATGCCGGCGGCTGGGCCGGGCTTCGGCCCGACGAGGTGCCGGCGATCCTGCAGCGCGGCGAGCGCGTGCTCTCGCGCAGGGAAGCCGCAGGTTACGGCTCCGCCGCCGCCCCGGCCGTCAATGTCACGATCAACGCTCGGGACGCCGAGAGCTTCCGGCAATCCCGCACGCAGATCGTGGCCGATATCGCCCGCGCGGTCTCGCTGGGACGCAGGGGCATGTGAGCCCCGGCCGGCACAACCCTGAACCTTGCAGAGAGCAGACATGGCATTCCACGAAGTCCGGTTTCCGGACAACATCAGCCGTGGTGCGCGCGGCGGACCCGAGCGGCGCACCCAGATCGTCGAACTGGCCTCGGGCGACGAGGAGCGCAATGCCAGCTGGGCCAACTCGCGCCGACGCTATGACGTCGCCTATGGCATCCGCCGCGCCGACGATCTCGCGGCGGTCGTGGCCTTCTTCGAGGCGAGGAACGGTCGGCTGCACGGCTTCCGCTTCAAGGACTGGGGCGACCACAAGTCCTGCCTGCCCTCGGGCACGCCATCGCCGACCGACCAGCAGATCGGCATCGGCGACGGCACGGCGACGCAGTTCCAACTGGTGAAGCGCTACAGCTCCGGCGCGCAGTCCTGGACGCGGGCCATCGCCAAGCCTGTCGCGGGGACGGTGACCATCGCCCTGAACGGCAACCCGCAGGCATCCGGCTGGTCGGTCGCCACCACGACCGGCCTCGTCACCTTCGCCGCCGCTCCGGCTGCGGGCATCGTCGTCACGGCGGGCTTCGCCTTCGACGTGCCGGTCCGCTTCGACAGCGACGTGCTCGACGTCACCCTCGATCTCGAACGTCTCGGTTCGATCACCTCCATCCCGCTTGTGGAGATCCGGCGATGAGTGACGAACCCGGCTTCTTCGCCAGCGTGTTGCGCGACCTTGCCGCCTCCACGGCGGTGATCCTTGCAGCCTGGGGCGCGCTCGGCGGCGCGACCAATGCGCTGACCACGCGGATGCGGCTGCGCGACGCGCTGCGCCACATCCTGCTGGGCGGGCTGATCGCGGCCGGGATGGGCAGCCTGTCCATGGCCCTCGTCACCAGATGGCTGGGCCTGCCGCCCGAGGCGATCCCGGCCGGGGGCGCAGCAGGTTCGGCGGCCTATCTGGTCGGCGTCTTCGGCCCCGCCTTTATCGAACTGATCCTTGCCCGGCTGCGCGGCGCGAAGGGAGGCGGCGATGAATGAGCTTCTCCGCCTTGCGCGCTCCATCCGCTGCGATGTGGCCGATCCCGGCCAGGCCTTCAGCCACAGGCTGCGCATCGGCATCATGATCGCGGCGCTGATCCTGGCCGTCACACTTCTGCGCTGATCGGAGGCCCGCCGCCGACAGCGACCTCCCTCCTGTTTTCCGGAGCCATCCACCATGCAGATGACAGACCGGGGCCTGCTGGCCCTCGTCCGGCACGAAGGACTCGTGCCCGGACCCTATCTCGATGTCGCCGGCGTCTGGACCTTCGGCATCGGCCATACCGCTGCAGCCGGGTCGCCCGATCCGGTCCGGATGCCTCGCGGCATGCCCGCCGACATCGATGCCGGCATCCGGGAGGCGTTCAAGGTATTCCGGAGCGATCTGGCTGCCTATGAGGCAGCTGTGCAGCGCGCGGTGAAGGTGCCGCTCGCGCCGCACGAGTTCGATGCGCTGGTCTCGTTCCACTACAATACCGGTGGCATCGCGAGAGCCGCGCTGACGAAGGCTCTGAACGCGGGCAACCGCGCGGCGGCAGCCGACGCCTTCATGGGCTGGCTCAAACCTGCCGCGATCCGCCCTCGGCGCGAGGCCGAGCGCGATCTCTTCCGCCATGGCCGCTATCCCGCAGGGACGATCCCGGTCTGGTCGGTCGACCGCAACGGAAGGGCCGATTTCTCGCGGCCCGTGCGGAGGCTGACCGAACCAGAGGCGCTGGCGCTGCTGCGTCCAGCCGCAGGTTCACCGCCGCCAGCATCCACGACCAGTACAGCCGCACCGCCGGCCCCGGCGGGGTTGGCGCAACGCTTTCTCGCCTTCCTCAAATCCCTGATCGGAGTACCGACATGAACTGGAACCTTGCCCGTGGCCTCGTCTATCTCGCCTGCCTCGCCGCCTCCGGCCTCGCCATGGCTGGGCTGGCGGATTTCGACCTCGCGACCGGCACGCTCGATATCCGGCCCTTCAATCTCTATGCCCTGACCGGCGCTGGCGGCGGCGTGGTGTCATCGCTTCTCGCCTCGGTGGCGCTTCTGCGCGGCTGGGGGCGGAAGTGAAGTCGCTCCCGCCCGCGCTGCAGGCCCATCTCGACGACGGCACGACCACGCTGGCCTGGTGCTGGCGCATCACCCGTGCCGATGGCGTCACCTTCGGCTTCACCGATCACGACCGGACCTTGTCGTTCGACGGGACCGACTTCGAGCCGGAGAGCGGGCTGACGGCATCGGAGGTCCGCTCGGGCTCGGACCTGTCGGTCGATGCGCAGGACGCCGAGGGCGTGCTCACCTCCGACCGGATCACCGAGACCGACATCCTCGACGGCCGCTGGGACAATTCGGAGGTGGAGGTCTGGCGGGTGAACTGGGCTGCGCCCGCGCAGCGTGTGCTGATGCGCCGCGGCGCCATCGGCCAGATTCGGCGGGGACGGCTGGCTTTCGTCGCCGAAGTTCGGTCGCTGGCGCATGTGCTGGGCCAGACCGTCGGGCGGACGTTTCAGGCGAGTTGCGACGCCGCGCTCGGCGATACGCGCTGCGGCGTCGATTTGGAGGATTTCGCCTTCAGGGGCGCCGGCGTCGTGATCGATCCGCTGCGCGACCGGGCCTTCACCGCTTCGGGGCTGGCCAGCTTCGCCGCTGGCTGGTTCACCTTCGGCACGGTCGAATGGACCGGCGGCGTTAATGCCGGGCGACGCGCCGAGATCATCGCGCATGACCTGACCGACGACATTGCGGTGCTGACGCTGCTGGAATCGCCGGTGCGGCCCATCGCCGGGGGTGACGGCTTCGTCGTCCGCGCCGGCTGCGACAAGCGCATCGAGACCTGTGGCGCGAAGTTCGCCAATACCGCCAATTTCCGCGGCTTTCCGCATATCCCCGGCCAGGATGCCATCCTGCGTTACGCCACGAAAGACGGCGGGCACGAAGGGTCCGTGCTGTGAACGCCGAGATTGTCGGGGTCGATCCTGAGCGCGTGATTGCCTCCGCACGGTCCTGGCTCGGCACGCCCTATCACGACCAGGCCAGCCTCAAGGGCGTTGGCTGCGACTGCCTCGGTCTCGCCCGTGGTGTCTGGCGCGAGGTTGTCGGCCCCGAGCCGTTCCCGATCCCGGCCTACAGCCGCGACTGGGGCGAGACCGGCCCGCGCGAGGCTTCGGAGCCGGTCCCGCAAGGGGCCAATCGCTCCAGTGGAGCGATTGGAGGCGGAGAAGGCCCGATAGGGCTAGTCGAGGGCGCCCGGCGGATGATGCCGGAGATCGCCCCGTCCGACATCGGTCCGGGCGCGCTGGTGCTCTTCCGGATGAAACCCCGCGCCATCGCCAAGCACGTCGGGATCCTCACCGGCTCCGGCAGCTTCCTCCATGCCTACGAGCGGCTCGGCGTGATCGAGGAGCCGCTCACGCCCACCTGGCGGCGGCGCATCGTCTTCGCCTTTCTGTTCCCGCAACGCTGAGACCCCGGCATGGCCACCCTCATTCTCGGCGCCGCAGGCGCTGCCATTGGCGGCAGCATTGGCGGCGCGATCCTCGGCGTCAGCGCCGCGACCATTGGCGGCTTCATCGGCTCGACCGTGAGTTCGGTCGTCGACCGCTGGATCATCTCGTCGCTGGCGCCGACGCAGCGCATCGAGGGCGCGCGGCTCGACACGCTGCGCATCACCTCCTCGACCGAAGGCGCCGTCATCCCGCGGCTCTATGGCCGCATGCGGCTGGGCGGCAACATCATCTGGGCCACGGATTTCCGCGAGGAGACCAGGACCACCACCCAGGGTGGCGGCAAGGGTGGCGGGGGCGGCAAGGTCAAGACCACCGAATATCTCTACTATGCGAGTTTCGCCGTGGTGCTGTGCGAAGGCCCGATCACCGGCATCGGCCGCATCTGGGCCGACGGCAAGGCCATGGACCTCTCCGGCGTCACCTGGCGCTGGTATCCCGGCGACGAGAACCAGAGCGCCGATCCTTTCATTGCGGCGAGGATGGGGGCGGTCAACACGCCAGCCTATCGCGGCACGGCCTATGTTGTCTTCGAGGACCTGCCGCTCTCCAGCTATGGCAACCGCCTGCCGCAGCTCTCCTTCGAGGTGTTCCGGCCGCTTGCCGACCCCGACACCGCCGAGGGGTTGATCCGCGCCGTCACCATGATCCCGGCTTCGGGCGAATTCACCTACGCGACGCAGGCCATCCGCAAGACCGACGGCGGCGCGACGCAGGCGGAGAACCTGAATGCGCTCGCCGACTCCACCGACATGGTGGAGGCGCTGGACCGCCTTCAGGCCATGGCGCCTGCGGTCGAGAGCGTCAGCCTCGTCGTCGCCTGGTTCGGCGATGACCTGCGCGCGGGCACCTGCAAGGTGCGGCCGGGCGTCGAGGTCTCGGCCAAGTCGACGACGCCCGCCACCTGGTCGGTGAACGGCGTCAGCCGCGTCAGCGCCTTCCTCGTCAGCCGCGACGATCAGGATCGCCCCGTCTATGGCGGCACGCCGTCCGACTTCGCCGTCGTGCAGGCGATCCAGGAGTTGAAGGCCCGCGGGCTGCGGGTCACCTTCTACCCGTTCATCCTGATGGACGTGCCACCCGGCAACACGCTGCCGAACCCGTATTCCGACAACGCCGCGGAGACGGGCCAGCCCGCGTTTCCCTGGCGCGGGCGGATCACCTGCTCGCCCGCAGCGGGGTTCGCCGGAACCGTGGACAAGACCGGCACGGCGGCCACTCAGGTCGCGGCGCTGTTCGGTGCGGCCACGCCCGCCAGTTTCAGCGTGGCGGGTCAGTCGGTTTCGTGGACCGGGCCCTCCGGCGACTGGGGTCTGCGCCGGATGGTGCTGCACTACGCCCATCTCTGCGCGGCGGCGGGCGGCGTCGATGCCTTCCTGATCGGCACCGAGATGCCGGGGCTGATCACCATCCGCTCAGGGGCCAGCAGCTATCCGGCCGTGCAGGCCTATCGCAACCTTCTCGCGGATGTGCGCGCGATCCTTGGGTCCGGCACCAGGCTCGGTTACGCCGCCGACTGGTCGGAGTATTTCGGCCACCAGCCGGGCGACGGCTCGGGCGACGTGTTCTTCCACCTCGACCCGCTCTGGGCGGATGCCAACATAGATTTCGTGGGCATCGACAACTACATGCCGCTGTCCGACTGGCGCGACGGGTTCGACCATCTCGACGCGCAGGACGGCTGGCCCGCGATCTACGACCGGGCCTATCTTCAGGCGAACATTGCTGGCGGCGAGGGCTTCCACTGGTTCTATGCCAGCGCCGCCGACCGGTCGGCCCAGATCCGCACCCCGATCACGGATGGTGCCGCAGGCAAGCCCTGGGTCTTCCGTTACAAGGATCTGCGCGCCTGGTGGTCGAATCCGCATTTCAACCGCCCGGGCGGGGTCGAGAGCAGCACGCCAACCGCATGGGTGCCGCAGTCGAAGCCGATCTGGTTCACCGAACTCGGCTGTCCGGCCATCGACCGGGGCACCAACCAGCCCAATGTCTTCTTCGATCCGAAGTCGTCCGAGAGCTTCACGCCGCATTTCTCGCGGGGCTGGCGCGACGATGCGATCCAGCGGGCCTATCTCGAGGCGAGCTATCTCTGGTGGGGCGAGGCCGCGAACAACCCGATCTCCGCCGTCTATGGCGGCCGGATGGTGCATGTGCCGGAATGCGCCGCCTGGACCTGGGACGCGCGGCCCTATCCCTTCTTCCCGGCGCTGTCCGACGTCTGGACGGACGGGGCGAACTGGCGACTCGGCCACTGGCTGACCGGCCGCCTCGGGGCGGTGTCGCTGGCGGCGCTCGTCCGCCACCTCTGCCTGCGCGCCGGGATGCCCGAGTCCCGGATTGACGTCACCGGCCTCTGGGGCGCGGTCGAGGGCTACGCCATCACGGCGCTGGAAAGCCCGCGCGCCTCGATCACCACTCTGTCCCGCCACTTCGGCTTCGATGCTGTCGAGACCGAGGGCGTCATTCGTTTCGTCATGCGTGGCCGGGCGTCGGTCGCCACCATTGCCCCCGACGACTTGGTGGCCACCCGAGACAGTGACGTGCTGGAACTGACGCGCGGCCAGGAGACCGAACTGCCGCAGGCGCTGAAGTGGCAGCTGGCCCGCGCCGACGAAGATTACGACGCTGCCCTCGTCGAGGCGCGGCGCATCACCGTCGACACGACGCGCATTGCCTCCGAGTCCTTCCCGATGGCGGTGCCGCCCGAGGAGGCCGAGCGCCGCTGCCGCCGCGCCCTGATGGAGGCTTGGGTCGGCCGCGAGACGGCGGCCTTCCGCCTTCCGCCCTCGCGCCTTGCCCTCGATCCGGCCGATGTCATCCGGCTTGCCCATGACGGACGGCTGGTCGATCTGCGGCTGGTCTCCATCGCCGATGCCGATGCCCGCGGCATCGAGGCTGTCCGGCAGGACCGGGCGAGTTACGATCTGCCGCCCGGCGATCCCCGCGCGGCGTCGCTGACGCGCGCCGTGGTGTTCGGCGCACCGGACGCGGTGCTGCTGGACCTGCCGCAGATTTCGGAGGACCAGCCCGCCCATCGCCCCCTGATCGCCGCCCATGCCAGCCCATGGCCGGGCGAGATCGCGGTCTTCCGCAGCGCCTCGACGGACGGATTCCACCTCCTGACCACATTCGGCAGTCGGGCGCGGATCGGCACGCTGGCTTTCGACTTCTTTCTGGGGCCGACCTCCCGCTTCGATCTGGGCAATGCGCTGGTGGTCGATCTGCTGACCGGCACGCTGGAGAGCGTCACCGACCTGACGCTGTTCGGCGGTGCCAATGCGCTGGCCGTCGAGTCTGCGCCGGGCGTCTGGGAGATTGTGCAGGCGGGCGCGGCCGAATTGCTGGCCCCCGGTCGCTATCGGCTGACCCGGCTCTTGCGGGGCCAGCGCGGGACGGAGCACGCGATGGGCAATCCGGCTCCTACAGGCGCGCGCGTGGTGGTGCTGGACGCGGCGCTGGCGTCGCTGCCCATCGCCGAGGCCGATTTGGGTCTCCCTTGGAACTGGCGCATCGGCCCGGCGAGCCGCCCGGTCAGCGACGAGACCTATGTGGCGCAGGCCTTCACGCCGACAGGACGCGGCCTCGTTCCCTTCGCGCCCGTCCACGTCGAGCAGCCGTGGCGCATCGCCCGCAGCCCCGGCGATCTGACGATCCGCTGGACACGGCGGTCCCGCGCGCTGGTCGCCGATGCCTGGGAACAGGTCGAGGTGCCGTTGGCCGAAGACCTGGAAGGCTACGACCTCCAGATCCTCGACGGGGCCACCATGAAGCGCACGCTGACCAGCGGCACGACCGCTGTCCTCTACACCGCCGCCCAGCAGACCGCCGATTGGGGCGCACTGCTCGGGTCCGGTCAGACGCTGGCGATCCGCATCTACCAGCTCTCGAACCGCCTCGGCCGCGGAACGCCCGCGACTGTCACGCTCCAGTTCTGAAGGGACGCCTCATGTCCGACACCTCCTCTCATCTTGGCCTGCCGTACCTGCTGGCCGCTCAGGCCCAGAAGCATGTCACCCACAATGAGGCCCTGCGACTGCTCGACGCGATGGTGCAACTCTCGGTCCTCGACCGCACCCGCACAGCGCCCCCAGCCAGCCCCGCGGACGGGGACCGGCATCTCGTTGCCTCGGGCGCGACCGGCCTCTGGGCCGGATGGGACCTGAACATCGCCTTCTGGGTCGATGGCGCATGGATCCGGCTGGTGCCGCGCACCGGCTGGCTCACTTGGGTCGCGGTCGAGGGGCTGTTCCTCGTCTGGACAGGCAGCACCTGGGAGGTGGTCGGCGAACCCCGCGACGTCTCGGACGCGGTCTTCGGCCTCGTCAACGACGCCGATCCGACGAAGAAGGCCACCTTCTCTCTGGCAGGCATCAGCACCGGGACCACCCGCAGTTTCACATTGCCGAACACATCGTCCGAACTGGCGATCCTTGCAGGCACCCAGACCTTCACCGGCAACAAGACCTTCTCGGGCACGCTGACCGCGTCCGGGACCGTGACGGTCTCGGCGGCCAGCGCATCGATCGGCACAGCAACGACGACTGCGACCTACGGAATGGGAACCGGCGCCACGACGATCGGCGTCACAAAGACGTTGAACCTTGGCACCGGCGGCGCCTCCGGATCGACCACCGTCGTCAACATCGGTTCGGCCACCGCCGGGGCCGGGGGCACGACGGTGGTCAACACGCCGATGGTCACCTTCGCCAATGCCGTCACGCAGGTCGGCATGCCCCAGGCCAACCTGACTGCGCAGCTGCTCGGCCTCGGCGGGGCGACGGCCGACAGCTATAACCGGCTGTCCGTGAACACCCCCGCGGTGCTTCTGAACAACGCCGGCGCGGGCATCGAGGCGACGGTGAACAAGGCCGCCCCGGCGAACGACGCGGCCTTCGCCTTCAAGACCAACTGGTCGGCCCGCGCGCTGATCGGACTTCTCGCCAGTGACGACTTCAGCTTCAAGGTCAGCCCGGATGGCTCGGCCTTCTACGAGGCCATCAGGATCGACCGCACCAGCGGCCAGGTGGAACTGCCGCAGCCCACGATCCTGCCGGGGCTCAGTGCGGCGCCGCCCCCGCCGCCCGCGGGCAAGGCCACCGTTTATGCCCGTAACCGCGCCGGGGCGCCGTGGATCGATGTCATGCGCCCCTCGGGGCGGGACTTCCCGCTCCAGCCCCACTTCGGGGTCAACCGGATCGCCAACTGGTCGCCCTCTACCGGCACCACGATCAACAGCGAAGGCCTGCCGATCACCTCGGTCGGCACCGTTTCCACGCCCACGCTCGCCGCGACGAACCTCGCCACCTCCATGCGACGCTGGCGGCTCACCTCGGCGGCCGTCGTGGATTCAGTGGCGGATCAGCGCTCCGCAGGCTGGGCCTGCTGGCGCGGCAATGCGGCGGGGCTTGGCGGCTGGACCTTTGTCACGCGGCTGTCGCTGACGACCCTGCAGGCGACCGGCGTGGGGTTCTTCGGTCTCTACGGTTCCACCGCCGCCCTCGCCACGACGCTGACTCTCGCCGCCGTGGTGAACTGCATCGGCATCGGCTTCCAGCGCGGCACGCACACCCGCTGGCAGTTGGTCACGAACGACGGAACCGGCGCGCCGACGCTGACCGACATGGGGGCGAGCTTTACCGTCGCCACCGGCGGCGTGCTGACGCTCTACATCGCCGCCCCGCCGAACGGCAGTTCCGTCTGGGTGCGGGTGGTCGACGAGGTTTCGGGCGCGGTCTTCGAGCAGGAGATCACCGCCGATCTGCCCGCCACGACGCAGTTCCTGTCGCCCCGCCTCTACATGAACACCGGCGCAACGGCCGCCGCCGTCGCTTATGACTGCGCCGGGGTCTATCTGGAAACGGATTACTGA